GGAGGTGGCGGCGGCGCCAAGGGCCAAGTGGGCACCGATGGGGGCGGCGGTGGCGGCGGCGGGTTTGGCGCTGCCGGCTCCGGCTCTGGCAGCAACATCGGCGGGGCTGGCGGTGCGGGCACCGGCGGCGCGGGCGGCGACAACGGCGTCGGCGGCTCTGCTGGCGTCGTGTTCTTCAACGGCCAAGGCGGCGGCGGTGGCGGTGGTGGCAACGCCAACGGCGGCACCAGCATGAGCGGCGGCGGTACTGCCAACTCCAACCGCGGCGGCGGTGGTGGCTCCTACGGGGCTGGTGCTGCAGGCGGCGCTGCCGCGGCAGCCAACACGGGCGGTGGCGGTGGCGGCGGCGCGATCAATACGGCCGGCAACGCTGGCGGCTCCGGCTATCTGATGATCACTTGGGTGGGGTGACGAATGGGCAAGACATCAAACCTGGCAAGTCTCAGCAACGCCTTGCAGGTCAGTGGCTCTGGTGACGTGGGGGTTGGCGTTGCCAGCCCCTCGGCCAAGCTCGACCTGGGCGGTGACTATCGAGAGCTCGTGAACACTGCCAACAGCTCCACCGCGTACACGATCAACCTGACCAGCGGAACGATTCAGATCATCACGCTGACGGGCAACTGCACGTTCACCTTTCCGACAGCCACCGCGGGCAAGAGCTTCCTGCTGCTGCTGAAGCAGGACGCCACTGGCAGCCGCACGGTGACATGGCCTGCTGCAGTCAAGTGGCCTGGCAACACCGCGCCGACTATCACCAGCACAGCCAGCAGGCTTGACAAGTACGTCTTCACCGCTGACGGCACCAACTGGTACGGCAGCAACGGTGGGCAGAACTACACGGTGTAAACCATGTTTTCAGCTACTACCGCGGCAAACGAATCGCTACCTGGCCAGCAGGCATACACAACTCCTGGCACCTATTCATGGACCTGCCCCGCCGGCGTTTATAGCGTCAGCGTGGTTTGTGTCGGAGGCGGCGGTCCTGGCTACTACGAATGGTTTGGTGCTTCTGGACAGAACAGATCTGGAGGTGGTGGTGGGCTTGGGTGGAAGAACAACATAGCGGTAATCCCTGGCGCTACATACACAGTTGTAGTCGGAGCTGGCGGCGCAAGTAGGTTGTCTGGAGGTAGCAGTTATTTCATAAACACAAGCACAGTTGCAGGACTTGGAGGCGATTCTGCGCCTGGTAACTATGTTGGTGATGGTGGAGGTAGAGGTGGTTATTACTTCATATTGGCCAACGGAGGCGGGGGCGGCGCTGGTGGTTACACAGGTGTTGGCGGTGACGGAAACAACGCATCCGGGAATGCAGGCGCAGGCGGGGCCGGTGGGGGTGGCGGCGGCACCAGAGGCGGCGGCGGTGTAGGAATTTTTGGTCAAGGCTCAGACGGAACAATAAACGGCGGCGGCGGCTCTGGCGGCTCAAATGGAAGCGTATACAACGGCGGTGGTTATGGTGGTGGCGCCGCAACGGGCCCTGATACTCCAGGCTCTAATTCGAATTACGGCAGCGGCGCTGGCGGAGCTGTCCGCATCATTTGGGGCTCAGGAAGGGCTTTCCCGTCAACCAACACGCAGGACATGTAAGCGATGACAGACGACGACTTCCGCCGCCTGGAGGGCAAAGTGGACAAGCTGGGTGACGCTGTGCAGAAGCTCATCCTGGTGGAGGAGCGCCAGGCCAATCAGGGCGAGCGCATCGGGCGCGTCGAGCAGCGGGTGGCGGCCGTGGAGACGGCCACCTCCAAGACCGACCGCACCCTGCAGATGTGGATCAACCGCGGCATCGGCGTCTGGGGCCTGGCCGCCTTGATCTTCACCCTGGTGCAGTTTGGCTCGAGGTGGGTCAAATGATTGAGCTTGTCGGTGGGGGCCTTCTCGGCTCCATCTTCGGTGGTCTGTTCAGGCTCGCGCCTGAGGTGCTGAAGTTCTTCGACAAGAAGAACGAGCGCCAGCATGAGCTGTCCATGTTCACGCTGCAGACGGACCTGGAGAAGGTCCGCGGCCAGTTCCGCATGGAGGAGAAGTACGCAGAGCACTCCACGGAGCAGCTCAAGGCCATCCAGGAGGCCTTTAAGGAGCAGGCGGCCACCGCCAAGGAGGCCGGCTGGTTTGTCGCTGCCGTTTCCGCGCTGGTGCGGCCTGGCATCACCTGGGCGCTTTTCGGTATGTACGCCACCGTCAAGGCGTCCGGCCTGACCATCGCCGTGCAGTCAGGCGCGCCCTGGCAGGACGTGGTGCTCAAGGGCTGGGGCGCTGACGATTTCGCCATGCTGAACATGGTGCTGACCTTCTGGTTCGTCGGCCGGGCGATCGAGAAGTACCAGGCCCATGATCGATGACGCGATCAGGCTGAGCGCTGAAGCGCTGGTGCGGCCCTTTGAGGGCTACCACCGGCGCCTGCCAGACGGCAGCTGCAGGGCCTACCCTGACCCGGGCACGGGCGAGCGGCCGTGGACGATCGGCTGGGGCAGCACAGGCCCTGACATCGGGCCGGAGACGGTCTGGTCCCGTGAAGCGGCTGACGCCCGCCTGAACCATGAGCTCGAGGGGTTCGCCTCGGCGGTTGTCAGGATGTCCCCGCGACTGCTGCGTGAGCCTGACAGCCGCCTGGCGGCCATCATCTCCTTCGCCTACAACTGCGGCACCGGCAACTACCGGATCAGCACGCTGAAGAAGCGCGTGGACGCGGGCGACTGGGCCGGCGCCAAGCAGGAGATCGTCAAGTGGAACAAGGCCGCCGGCCGCGTCCTAAACGGTCTGACCAGGCGCAGGCAGGCTGAAGCGGCACTGCTCTAACTCTGTGCCATTTTTGTGCCATGTTTTCGTGTCACAGGCCCTCTGCACTCATCGCTGAGATTCGCTCACAGAGGTGGATATACTGACCGAGCGTTTTGTGATTCTGGGACTTCCCACCGCTAAGTTGTTGATTTACAAGGAATGTTGAGCGGTTCTCGGTGAGTTTGTGTCATTTTTGTGCCATTCTCACCTTCAGTGGTGGCTGTAGCTCAGTTGGTAGAGCTCTGGATTGTGATTCCAGCGGTCGTGGGTTCGAGCCCCATCAGCCACCCCATCCCCCTCACAGGCTGACCCGTTCAGCCGCCGCGGCCAGGTGCTCTGGCGACAGGTGCGCGTAGCGCTGCACCATCTGCGGACTGTGCCAGCCGCCTAGCTCCTGCAGCACCGACAACGGGGTGCCGGCCATCGCGTGCCAGCTGGCCCAGGTGTGGCGCAGGTCATGGAAACGCAGCCAGGGCACGCCAGCGCGCGTGCAGCTGGCCTTCCAGGTGTTGCACCACACTCGGGTGACGTCTCCCCAGACGCGGCCCTCATGCGGCTCAGGCAGCGCCTTCAGGATCTCGCGGGCGGCGGTGTTCAGCGGCACCAGGATGCGCTGGCCGGCCTTGGCCTCATCTGCCTCGACAATGACTGTGCCGCGCTCCAGATCCACTTTGTCCCAGGTCAGGTTGAAAACATTCGATCTTCTCAACCCGGTGAGCAAAGCGAAACGGACAGGAGTCCGGTACTTTTCCGGTAACGAGGCCATCAAAAGCTCCGCTTGCTCGCGTGTCAGAAATGCGACGCGGCGCTTGGGTTCGGACTCGGTGCGCAGCACGGGTGCGCGGTCAATCCACTCCCACTCGCGCTCGGCGGCGCGCAGCATGGAGCGGATCAGGGCCCGGTAGCGGTTGCGGGTGGCCGGCTTGACGTCGGTGGGCAGGATCTGCTCGATGTCGTCGCGGGTGATGTTGGCGAGCTGCCGGTCGCCCAGCTTCGGCAGGAAGTACTTGATCTTGTCCTGGTCCTCGCTGATGGACTTCTTGTGGGCCTTCTCGGCCAGCCAGCGGGTGCAGGCCTCGCGGAAGGTCTTCTTAGGCTTGGCCTTGAGCAGCCGGCCCTGCCAAAGCTCAGCGCGCCGGATGTCGGCCAGGGCCTGGGCCTGCTTCTTGTCGGTCGTCTTGAGCGACTCGCGGATGCGCTTGCCGTTGATCTGGACGTCGAGCCAGTAGACGTCGCCGCGGAGTTTGATGGACATGTCGTGGGTTCCTTTGGGTGTTGCGGATCGGAGCTCTACCGTCTCCGTGATGAGATTCTCGCAACGTCAAAGACGTGTGTCAACAGAATATTCGGGCACACTCCACTGCGCCGCCATTGCCTGCGCAATTCCGCTGTAGGTTTCGCTGCGGATCTTCCAGCGGTCAGGACTTGGGCTCAGGCGGTTCTGGCCGCTGTCGGTCTGGTTGCCCCAGCGCTTGCGTCCGTTGACGATGCGCGGCGCGATGGCCTGCGTTGGCTCGAGCGGCGGCAGGCCCTTGAGCCACAGGCACGTGGCCTTGCTGGCGTCATGCCCAAACATCCACGGGTGGATGATCTGGTCGGGCTTGCGGATGCGGCTGCTGATGACGCTGACCGGGTTTTCGATGGCAATGCGCGGGATCGGCGCGTCCATCAGCAGGCGCACAAAAGCCAGCGCGTCCTCAGTGAGCTGCGGGTCACGCAGGCCGCGGGTCGTCCAGTGCATGCCGCTGACCGAGAGGTAGGTGCAGGGCGGGTGGGCCACCATGAGATCCCACCCCTGACCGATGACGTCGCGCACGTCGCCTTGGTAGTGTGGCCCCGGCGCATCTGTGGGGAGCAGGTCGCAGCTCATGGCCTCATGCCCTGCCGCGATGAACGCATCCCGTACTGCGCCGCTGTACTCGCAAGCCACAAGGACTCTCATCCCTTCAGCCCCCACAGCGCGATCAGCGCCGCCTCGGCCTTGCCGTCGTCCTTGACGCGCTTGAACTCCCCGGCCTGCTGGGGCCAGGTGGCGGCGGCCTTGGCGCGGGCGGCGTCCTTGCCGCTGTTCAGGCCCAGGGCCCGCTTCCAGCGCGCCGGGGGCACTGACTGCACCGGGATGCCCAGGCCGGCCAGCACGCCCTTAGCCAGGCCGAAAGCCTCACCGAATGCGAACATGCTGCTGACGCCCTGGCCGGGCATGGCGCCCACCTGCTCGATGTATGCGCATGTTGCGTGCACGTTGTACAGGCGCAGCTCCGCAGCCAGCATCTCGGGGCTGATGCGGCGCTTGGCCTTGCCGTTGCTGACGATCTCGACGCTGGGCATGTCGAAGACCTGCACCAGGCTGCCGTCCGGCTCAAGGATGGCCACGGCGCCAGCGGCGCCTGGGTCGATGCCGATGATGAAGCTCATGCTTGCCCCCTTGCCCGGATGGCGGCGGCGCAGCGTTGGGCGATGCCTTCAATGGTTGCCTCGGCGTCACACACCTTCGCACATGCCTCACGCTCGGCAGCGGCGACAAGGGCGGCAAAACGTTCAATGGATTCCCCTGTAAGCGCTTCTGGAGCGTTGGGGTCTCCAAACAGTTTGAACATTCCAGCCTCCCGCGCCATGCGGATGATGTCGTCGCGGGTCATGCCTTCACCTCCACCGCCACCCGCGACGGGCAGCGCTGATCCTCGATCACCCACACACCGAGCCACACCTGGCGCGTGGCGTCTGGCTCGGGGGGGTTCACCTTCTCGTTGCGTGCACAGGTGCGGCACTCTTCACGGTGCGATGACGCGCACCTCGCAAAGTCTTGGGACGTGTTCATTTCATCAGTTGCCAGTAGGGGTTGCCGTAGTCCTTCCACTTGACGCCGCGCCGGATGGCCGACACCGTGGACTGGGTGATGCCGTACAGGGCCGCGATGTCGCGCTGCTTCATCCCGTCGATAGCGCGGATCTCGGCCACTTGGGCCTCGCTCAACTTGCCCTTGCGCCTGGCGCTCTGGGCCAGCTTCCTGCACCGGGCCGGGTTGGTGTGCATCTGCGTCACCTTGGCGGTGCGTTTCTGCAGCTGCTGCCGTGTGACGGTGATGACGTGCTCAGGGTTCA